TAAGAAGCTTGTTAAATCTTGGGATGAATATGAAAAGCACATGGAGTCGGGCATATGGTTTGCCACTCGCAAGGATGCGACCCCACAAGGGGGGGCTCAAGAGGAAAAACCTAAGCGCACAAAAAAGATTAAAGAAGATGATTTCTTATCTAATGCGAGAGTCTAATGGCACTTACGGTACGAGAATTTGTATTTCAAATGTACAGGCTTATATCGGCTGGAAATCCTACTATCCCGCCTCATGGGGATGATGAGAGTTTAGCAATTAGGGTTTTAAATCAAATTCTTCTTTCTTATGCAAGCTCGGGTCTTATGCTTACAATTGCTAAGACCGTATCAGTTGATATTAATCTGCCAATCAAAGATATTTATTTTACAAATCCAGATTATACAACCATCACAACTAATACTGAGATTGTGACTTTAACTGCTACAAGCTCAAGCTTCACAGTTGTAGATAGTTCTATTTATTTTGTGGGGGATTTGGTAACGGGAGGTGGCATCCCAGCGCTCACAAGCATTTTATCAATAGTTGGCAATATTATTACATTGACTGCTGATGCAACAACAACGGGTGCATCTAACCTTACTTTTACTCATGACGCATCCTCGCCTACTATTGCTTATATTAAGCAGGGGCGCCTGGCTAATCTTGACAGTGCATGGCTTGAGCTTAATGGCGTTACATATCCACTTATTGATAAGTCACGTGATGTGTTTTTATCTGCCTGGAAGTATGAGCCCCTTCAGGGATTGCCTAGATTTATAATCACATTTCCTGATACAGCAGTTGTGAAGGCTCAATTATATCCTGCACCTTCTCAGTTTTTTACATTTTTTGCCAGGGGTAAATTTCAGAAAACTCCATTGACTTCAAATGATACGCTTGAGGGTTTGCCGGAATACTATGAACTTTTCTTTTTGTATGCGGTAGCCAAGTATGTTTCTAAGTTTAAGGGAAGGAATAGTGCTTGGACATTAGATCTTGAGCAAGATTACCGTGAGCTTAAAGACGATATGGAGGCAGCCTCTGAAGTTAATCTTTCAATAACGGGCGATGAACAATCTTTGCTCAATGGTGCGTGGCGTGTACGCGCAGGGATATAGACCATGCCTCAAGATCAAAACATAGCCCACATTGAGCCGCTTGATATATTTTGCTATTACGATAAGCAGCGTTTCACCCAGTTTGGCACAATGGATTGTGCTAATTGGTATGGGATAGCAGTTGAATCAGGCAAAAAAGGCCAAGCTATGTATCCCATGATGGGGCGCAAACATATTGAATTTCAGGGCATAAACAGGCTTGTATTTGATGGACAGCCACGCTTTGTATATAAATCTATCAAATATATGTATGTAGTTACTGGCACAACACTATGGCAATTTGATAAATTCTTCAATAGACGTGTAATGACAATTGATTTAACCCTTGGTGCTAATATTTGGTTTGCAACACTTGCTGTTGATACCAAAGTTTATAATCTAGTAACCGATGGGGATGATATCTTCTTAATTACAGAGGATGGTGCAACAACAACTTGTGAGGTTGTAACAGATTCAAATAGGCCTTCTAATCCAACTTATGTTGCAGCTTTTGGCAATCGTTTTGTTGTAAGCACCAGGGATTCCCCTACTTTTACACTTACAAATGTGAATGCAACAGGTGGGCCAAGTCTTTTATTTAGTATAGGAACACCACCAGCGCCTGTATTTGCGCGTGCGTCTGGTGTTATTGGCCAATTTGCAGTTCTTCACAATCAGCTTTATATGCTTTGCGACTTTGTGACCGACGTTTGGGCAAATATTGCAACTCAAATTACGGTTGGCGGGGTTACACGCGAATTTCCTTGGAAGCTTCTTACTAATTACAACTTTGATTTTGGCATAGCGGACCCTCATAGTTTATCCGTTGACTTTGGTTTAATGGCATGGCTTGCACAAAACAGCAATGGACTTGTATCTTTTATGAGCAGCACAGGACAAAAGCCTGATGATATTTCATCCCAGGCGATTAATGTTCTTCTTGAAAATTCAACGCAAGACGATGTTCTAAGCCCATTTTTAACAAGTCAAGTTGATGGATTTTTATACCAGTATGAGAATACTATTTTTTACAGAGCATCAGCCGGATTGTTTGCGAATTTTGGCGAGCTTGATATTGATGAAAATGCAAAGTCAATTGAATACAACTTTGAAACAGCTAAATGGGGCCGCTGTATAGAGCTTAATGGTGAGCGCAATCGCATCATGAAGCATGTTTATTTTAATAACGAGCATATAGTTACGGTACAGCAGGATACGGCTATGTATCAGATGGCTGGTAATATTTACCATAATGAGCTTAGGAATGTAGCGCAGCCAGACGCACAAGCTTCTGATGCTTTTCTTAAATATCCGATGCGTTATGAGCTTATTACAAAACAGATTGTGCTTGATGGATATGCGGAGTTTTTAGATGAATATGTTCAGATTGATTTCGTATTTGGTAACAAGACTTTTTTTAAGAGTACAGCTCCGTTTCTTAATACGATATTCATTGTGGATGAGGATAGTACGCCTACATCCCCTATTTACATGCTTACAGAAGATGGCACATACATTGTCGCAGAAAATAGCGACACACCAACATTTGATGATAATCATTACAATACTCTCTTTAAGCCTTACATTGAGCTTTACTATTCTGATGATGGCGGAGAGACCTTCTTATATGCCGATGTAAGAGAATTTAGTCAGCTTGGTCAATACCAGTGGCTTATGCGCTGGTATGAGCTAGGGTGCTCACGTAACCGCGCGTATAAACTTGTCTGCGTAAGCTCGGCACCAATTGTGATTTTAGGTGGTGTTCGTAATACAAGGCGCGTGAGTGGGGGTGCGAACTAATGACTTCTTTTTTAGATAGAGTATCTACAGTTCCTATGCAGGGCGAGGGTTTTTCATTTACGTTTGAGTCTTGGGTATCAAATTTAATTGATAGTTTAAATGAGTCTTTGCAGAGCATTGAAAATGTTTTGTTTGTAACGCAGGAATTACCTGACGATCCACTTAATATTACATTGACTGCAGAGATTAATAATACCTATATTATACCTGATAGGGCCATACCCGCTCTAACGACGTTTACATTACCAATTGATGCAGCACAAGGAGCTGTCGTTCGCATCATAGGCAAAGGAATTGGTGGATGGACATTATTGCCGGGAGCGGGTCAAACGATAGAAGTAGCGGGCTCAACAGCTGTTGTAAGTGTTAGTTCATCTAGTCGATATGACGTCATAACGGTTGAAGTTGTTACAACTAACACAACATGGGTTGTGACGAGTTCACAAACGAGCGGATTTGTTATTGTATAAGGATATACATTATGAGCTGGCTATCATCATTTATGCACCCTGGGCGCGGGTATGATAAGGCGCAAGGTCAACTAGATAAATACTACGGGCAAGCTGGTGATTATTATAATCAAGCTCAAGGGTATCAGCAGCCTTATAACCAGCAGGGTCAGGCTCAATACGGCAATCTTAGTGATATTATTAAGTCGCTTGGTGACCCTCAGGCATTGCAAGATAAATGGGCCTCTGGTTACAAGGAGTCCGAGGCTGCCAAAAATGCTGAAGGCATGGCGCAACAACATGGGCTAGATGCCGCATCATCCATGGGGCTTATGGGTTCAACGCCTGCGTTGTCAGCTATTCAGGCTGGCACCTCTCAAATTGGCGCTGAGGATAGGCAAAATTATCTGAATGACTTGATGCAAAAATATATGGCTGGGGCTGGCATTTCGCAGGGGCTTTATAATACTGGCGCTGGTGCTGCGGGTCAAATGGGGCAAAATGCTATGGGCATGGGGACTAATGCCATGAACATGGGGCAGAATTCAGCGCAGATGTCTTATGGCAAGCAAAATGCTGGTGGTAGTATGCTTGGGAATTTGATTGGTACAGCGGCTGGATTAGGTGGCAGTTATTTGGCGGGTCAAAGTAATCCTAAAAATTGGTCTTTTTCTGGGGGTAGATGATGGCATTAGGCATACCACTACCTGGGTTACCAGGTGAGGCATTGATGAAGGGTATTAATACTGGTAGTAATATGTTTGCTAATTTAATGCATCCTATATTGCAGCGAGAACAACAAAAACAGCTGGAAGAACATTTTAAGCAGGAACTTGCTTTAAGAAAGGCGCAATTTGCGCGTAGTGGCGCTAATTCTGATTTGACTCGGCAGCTTTTGCAGCAACAGCTCTTACATGCTACTCATGCCAATGATCCGAATTATGAATTTAACCAGTTCCAAGCCTTACAAGATAAGATTATGGGAGACAGACAAAGTGGCACTCCTGGTGTCCAGCAAATGCCCCAAGAGACACCCCATATCCAGCCGATGGGTGAGGGAATGGGAATGTTTTCGCCTGAAGGAATGCAAGAGGCGCAACAACCGGTTCCTATGCAGCAAGCCCAAACTCCCGGTCAAGGCGGTATAAATTTAGAGGCATTTAAACAAAATCCTATGTTGCGTGGGTTCTTTAAGCATAAATTTGGCTATGATCCTTTGGTTATGCCACAAACACCTGAAGAGAAACAAGCATCAGCGATTGATTTATACAAGAAAAAAGCGGATATCACTGCTGCAAATAAGAGCGGCGATACAGCCACGAATAAGGTTCTAACCCAAAATCAACAGGCTGTACAGGCTATTGATACGGTATTGCCTATGGTTGATGAGTTCATTAATAACCCCGGCAAGGTGTATGGCCCGACTGATTTTAGACCATCTAAGAAGGCCGCTTATAATGCTAAAACAGGCGGTATGATTGACCTGTTAGTAGCAGCGCAATCATTGCCACAAGTTAAAGAGAGTGTGAAATTAGTTGAAGATCAAATTAGACGTCAAACTGGTGAAAGCACAGATGCTTATATTAAACGCCTGGAAGACTTTAAAAAGGATTTAACCGCTAGACGTGGTAAAGCGATTAAGGTTGTTAAATCTAAAAAGGTTGATACGACCGAGACTGCACCTAACGAAACTAAAACAATCGGCGGCGTTAAGTATGAGAAAATAAACGGAGAATGGCATGAGGCAGACTAAGGTTACCGATCCTGCCATCTTAAGGCAGCTTAACTCAAAAAAAGTTACCGATCCCCCTCTGTTAGCTCAACTTAATGGTGAGGAACCGGAAGACACCGAAAACCTATTACAGAAAGTAGTCCGATATGGCCTTAAAGATCCCGCTATTGGTGTGCTTAATATGGGCCGTGAGTTCGCCAACCTACCGCATAAGTTATCGGGTGGCCATATTCCTGAATTTTCACCTTCAGATTTTGACTTCGGCGGAGCTTTAGGCGTTGAAAAACCAGAGGCAGCCGATAAGCTGATACAGTTTGCGGGTCAATATGGCCCATCTCTGGCAATACCGGGAGTCGGATTAGGACGTGCTGGTCAAGCAATCAGTAAAATACCCGGAGCCGGACGCTTTATTAACAAGGCTATATCTGAATCAATCCCTCAAGCATTATATAGCGCCGCACAAGCACCGCAGCATGAATTAAAGGCTGCTGGTGAGACGGCTGCCACAATGGCTCCATTAAGCATGCTATCTGAGCTTATGAATAGTCCAAGTAAAAAGATACGTGCAGTTGCTCGCATTGCGGCTATGGGCGCTGGTGGATTTTTAGGGCGTGAAGGCGCGGAAGGTTTGGGATTTGGTGAGGTCGGGAAAGATATTGGCGCACTTTTAGGAGGTGCTTTCGGCGGCAGACACTTTAATTCTGAAAAAGACACCATGCGTCGATTAACAGATACTGTTGATCCAGCCCTTGCAGAAAAGAGATTAAAAC